CCCACGGATATCTGATAGATCCAATTATGCCACTTATAATTTGACAAGGTTGTTGATCTACTTTAATTTCATCGGTTTCGGAATCTTTCATAGTGAAAGTAACTGCAAGTCCGCTAACAGTCAAGTCCGCATAATCCGTGCTATTATCTTTTAATTTTATATCAAGAAATGGCTGTGTGTCATTTCTTTTCATCTTGATGGTTGTACTAGCCATTTAAAGCTCCCATTAAATTTGCGTTTCATCTACGGTTTCAACTATTTCCGCAGGGGTAACATCTGATTCGATTTCTGAACCTACACTAGTGTCAGATTCTATTTCCACTTCATTTGTAGTAGATTCAATTCTGTCTGCAATAAACTCTGAAACTACCAGATTTTCACTTACACTACTTATTATATCTATTTCTTTTGCATCATCCGTGTTTATCACATCAAGAATTAAAGTTTCTTCAAATGTAACATCTTGAATTGCAGATCCAAAAGTTACTGTAGAACCCCACGTAGCTAAAGTAGTAAGTGGGAAAGCATCCCAGTTATAACGTAAAGTTCGAATAGCATCCTGGTAATTTGAGTCTAATACAAGCATAACTAAATATAACTATAGAGATCATAATAGTCAAGAATTTATACAAAAAAGGCCGGACAAGCCGGCCTAATTTAACTACACATTCTACAGATTACAGATTACGAAAGAGTCAATCTAGCACAAGATTTGGTATTACCAATTCCCAGACCGATAGTCTCATAAGCTGCCCATGAAATAATGTTCTTTTTTTTCTCGATCCAAAATTTTGTGTCGTTCAATACATAGAAACTTCCGAAGAAGTCCTGTGCAGTAAATGCATAAATTTTGTTTTCTAGCAAGTCTTTCTTGTTAGAAACAATAAGTCTACGACCAAACAATGTGGAATAAGAATATCCATTTACATGAGTTTCAGATCCAACCGCATCACCAGCTGTAGTGGCATTGTATAGGAATAGTCTGTTGAACATAGTAGAATCCATAAGGATAACTTCTGTTCTAAGTCTATTTCCATCTAAAGTATCGAACAATGATTTTAAATCATTCTTTACGATAGAGCCAACTTCACCAGAAGTAGTATATAAACCAGACACTGCTGTCTGATTACCTGCTGCTACTTCAATAGTGATAGCTGCGTCAACTTGTGACAAGAATGCAGTATCTTCAGTTTCCTGAATATCAAGAACTGAGTTTTTTTCTATAACTTCTGTTAAAGGCATGTCATAAGCTAATAGTTCTTCTTCCGTTTTCTGGAAGTCCTCACTCGATACGAAGAAGAAAGGAATTTCGTATCTTTCACCCATTACATAGTTATTTGTGGGATTACCACGAAAGTTGACAATCATAGCCTTAGAATCTGGCTCGATGTCATCAATCTTTACCATACCATCATGGTTTACAGATCTCTGAAGATCCGCTTTAGTTACGTACTCTGGTTGTACAATTTTTCTCGCGAAAGAAACCTCACGGAGTTTCTGGCGTATAAACGCAGAACCTTCCTGTGCTACTTTATCAAGGCCTTCGGGAGAATTCAGTTTCTGAATAAACAATTCGTTTATTGTACTTGCACTGATGTTTTCCATTTTATAATTCCCCCTTAAATAGTTACAAATTCAATTGCTGTGAACCCTTGACCTAAATAAGTCGTAGAGTGTGATGGTTTTGTACACCTAGCTATCACTACTGCATCTCCGCTAGAAGTGACCGTTAATTTTCCTGTCGCATCGACATAAAGTGCTGCACCAACTGTAGGGGTTGCAACAAATTGATCAGTTACTCCACGAAGTTTTCCGTAGATAAGAGTAACCTTGCCTGTAGAGTGGATATCAGGAGAGAATCCTGCTGAACCATCTCTATTAGACTCTGACCAAATTGGGAATGCAAAATCACCTGCTGTCGGTTTTTCACAATTATCGTCCCCGGCTGGGGAAACCCAAGTACCAGTAACGCCTGAGAGTAGTATCCAAGTATCGCTCTCCCAATCCATTCTAGTAACAAGAGTTAAGCTGCTTAATATTTGAAGCATTTATCTTCCTCCAATTAATAATATACTCAATTTAAAGTATATCTTGTAATAAATAACGAGTCAACGGATCAAGCGTATCATCGTCTTGTGTTCTTGAACTAAGGGTGCCAAATTTAGTGTGGCCCTCTTGTATATTAAATTCGACGGCTTTATCCATTAAATTTAATTCCTCTAGTGTCTTTGACGCAAATTTTTCAATAGAAGTTTCAATATCTTCTGCAATTAAAGAACCATGCTTGAATAGTTTGAAAGCTAAGGCAATTGCCGTATTCCTTAATTCAAGCTCAGCAGTTTTTTCCATTACTTCATCTTGCAATTGTATTATTGCATCAGCGGCCAATTTTTTTAATTCAGCATCCATAGATTCAATATTTGTTTATTCTGATTTTTCTTCAGATTGATCTGCAATTTTTTGCAATTCTTCTGCAAAAGCTTGTGCCATTATCTGACCAGCTTCAGCTAATTCAGCCACTTTTACTTCTTCATCTTCAATTTCAAGATCTCTTTGAATTAACATTTCAGCAAGTTTCTCGACATCTTCTAGACTGTAGTCCTCGCCAAATTCAGCTTTAAGACCTTCTTCAGCAGCTTCAGCATACTTAGCAAGTACTTCCATTTCTTCCGCAACTTTTTCCTGCTCTTCGGTAGAAACTTCGACCTCCTGTTCTGCTTGTTTCATTAATTCATATGTTTTTAAAAGGCTCATTATTTTTCCTCCCCATAAAATCTTTTATGTAGATTAATGAGAACCTGTGCACTTTTTGAAATTTCTTCTTCAGTCTGTTCGGCCTCCTTTACTTCTTCTTTAACTTCTTCTTTTACTTCTTCTTTAACTTCTTCTTTTACTTCGACTTCTTCCTCAGATAGCTTAGCTAATTCATCTTTAAAACTACGAGCCATAATTTTGCCCGTTTCTTCAGCCTCTTTAACTTTTTCTGCTTCTTCAGCAGCAACTTTTTCTTCTTCAGCAGTTTTTTCAGCTTGCTCTCCGTCAACAACTTTTTGAGCTTCCGCTACTACTGCTTGAGCTTCTGCTAATTTAACCTCAGCTTCGGTCTTAGTTTCTTCTTCGGCTTTAGCTTCTTCTTCAGCTTTTTTCTCTTCTTCAACTTTAGCTTCTTCAGCTTTAGTTTCTTCTTCAGCTTTTTTCTCTTCTTCTTTAGCTGCTTTTTCTTCAGAAGTTTCTTCGGCCTTTTCTTCTTCCACAGATTTTTCAGCTAGTTCTTCAGCAAACGTTTCTTCTGCGGTCTTTTGTCGTCCAAGATCTTTTAATATTTGATCGACATTTAATCCAGGCATATTTTAACCTCCATTCATTAGTTAATTAAATCCGTATATATTACTTGTAGATGTGCATCATCCATCTTAGCTACAAATTGTCCTATTTTACCAATGCCTGCTGATCTAGTCAAAACATTAGTCGCTTTTGACAAGCCCATAGTACCAAGCATGCTAATAAGGAGCGGATGCTTTCTAATAAAGTTCTCCGTCGATGTTATAGGAATTCCTTTTTTAACTTTACTTTCCTGAATACCAGAAAAATAATACGATACTGGAATACTTACAAGCGCAGAACCCATAAATCTATCTACAAAACCTGCGGTCTTCTTGAAAGATTGTCCTTGAGCAAAAATACTGCCTACTGTTCCAGCACCTACTAAAATAGGTAATAACCATTTATTCTTTAACATGAACTGCCTGAAACCAGAAGTGCTCGGGTTATTGAATACCTTTGCATAACCATAGTACAGACTTCCTAAAATTCCTAATGGCACTATCGGATTCTTTTGTGCCTTAGTTTCAGGATCTGGTTCATGACCAAAAAACAATTGACTTATATAACTTCTTGACGCCGGAGCTTGTTCAGGAAATGGGGCCACATGTTTTTCGATATCCTGTTCCATTTCATCAAAATATGTACCCTTATTTTCTTCAGCTATCTTTGTCAAGATTCTGGTTACTATTAATTCCTTGGTCATAGCCATTTCCGGTATATAATCAATTAATAGTCTAGCAACCTTTTCATTATAATTATCGAAGTTCACATCAACAGGGACTTCGGGAACTGTCTTATGAGAAATTTCGAAAACTTCTCCATTTCGTTCCAATTCTTCGGCAAGACTTATCTCACCTTTATTGTATAAAGCTAATTTTTGAAAATCCTCTTTCAGAGGAAAAATACGTAAGGCATTGAATGTAGAA